GTTCACATAGACTACCTGCTCCCTGTGAACACTTCATTTCTTATTCTGGCAAACTCCATACCTTTAAAGATATATTTTAGACTCCTACCGGTGTCTCGTCAATATCGTTGTTATCCAATAATCAGATATCTTTTTAGACAGTCTGACAAGAAAATGAAATTAACTTGGTTGCCATTAGATGGGGGCGAACCCCATGTACACCCCACTCCACCTGATGATTGTAATTGTGATTTGCAGTGTGAGCTTGTAGAACCAAAATTTTATTCTGCAAATATGTTCTTTGTTTCCAGATATCGTACTATAGAGAAGAAGAATTTCGATACTATGCTACAGGAATTAGCGTGTCAAATAGCAGCTACTTGGCAATTAGACTCTGGTGTTTCTAAAATGACAGAAGGTGATAAGCGCGTTCAACAAACTATACTCAAAATTATGGCTGATGTTGGAGTTAATCAAATACCTATTCCAGCACCCATACCTTCTCCATTGGTTCCCAAAGAAACATCTTATGTTTATAGCCAATCTGCACTAGCATTTTATAAGATTTGGGATATTTACTATTTCAACAAATACCTTCGAATGAATATTCGTAGAGATGAATTTGCTTCGAAAATATGGAAGACTGTTTATGATTATTCTGGTAATGTTGTCTTAGCAGGTACGGATTGGTCAGATGATGGGTATTCTCTTCGGGATAGAGCCTTACGAGCAGCATCTCACTTCAATGTTGCTTTTACAGGACTTATGATTAAAGGTGTTAGACATTCATATAGTTGTTATACTCAAGAAGGCTTATATCCAGAGAAAATTCCATTACTTATTAAGAAATATGATAAGCCAGTCCACAAATTGCCCCCAATGCTTCAAGCAAATATTCACCTTGTTCCTCAAGCGATAAAACTCATGTACGAATACAATGGCTGGGATAAATACTATGGTACCTTGGATTGGTCTTTAGAACGTTCTCTTGCAAATATTCGTCCTCCACTCACTACTGCATCAGGTCATAGACCAGGACCCCCTCCTGTTGTGGTTAAGGAAGAGAAGTTGCCAGGAGGCGGAGGTGTTAGAGTAATAAAAGGTGTCACTGGAAAAAAAATGGAACAACTAGAATGGGCCCTAAATGAACTAGATAAAGCAGTAGAGTCGTTTAGAACTACAGGCAAGCTAAATTTGCCCCCTCAGTTTTATAAAATAGTTGTTAAAAGTGAGATACACTTGGCTGAAGGAGAAGGTAAAGCATTTTTAGAATCTTTGCTTAAAATTACTCGTAAAGCTCGTGAATTTTTTATTCCTGATATACTAACTATTGTTCTTTCTATGGTAGTTAACTGGGAAGCTCAATTACTAACTAGGAGTAGAGACTGTAAGGGTATTATGATAGGCCACTCATGGTGGCATGGCGGTATGCAGTTTTTTGCTGAGCGTCATGGTTATAAAACTCCTGGTAGATTCTATTGTAGTGGCGATTCCACTGCCTATGATACTTCTGTTCTTGACTTTTTCCTCAATCTTTATTCTCAATCAGTTGCTGTTTTTTATGATATTAAAGATCCGTTTTCAAAACGATTTTTTAAGGCTATTCTAGATGAGGTTACTACTCGGTTATCAATTAAAATTACTCAGCTAATTGGAAATATTTGGCGTATTATAGTTGGAGGTATGCCTTCTGGCGATTATGTTACATCTAATGGAGATTCCTGGATTATTTGCTTCTGTTTTTTTTTTTATTATGTGTACCAAGCTACAGTGGATCCTGACTTTAGAAAGCAAATGCACTCTCTCTTCAAACTTTGTGAATTAGTTATGTCTTTGTATGGAGATGATGATGTTAATAGTGGTCCAGACTCTGTAAAAAAATATTTCTCTGAAGAAAAAATAGTTCCTTTTTTTAAAGATTTTTTTGGCATTACATTAAGAGATTGGTTAATCCTTACTAAGTTCTTGTCCACACCTGACGGATTGGGTGGGCTATCTGAAAAGTGTGTAGTATTTCTTCAGAAATATGCTATTAAGACACCTCCAGAGTTTCAAGGCCCAGGTATGCCCGAAGTTGTTCATTTCAGACCGCTCATGACTAATGTAAGGAAATTTGCTAAAGGTTCAGGTGATGAGAAAACTGATTTGGACTATTTCTTAGCTGCTATCACTGGCCCATACGATAATCCATGTAATGAGCAGTGGTATGATTTCTGTAGACTTGCTTATTCTTTCTTTGGTTCTAGAGTTGGTTCGTGGCAAGAAAGGATAGATCATGTGCTGCAAAATAAGGATGGAACAGTTTCTCGAATGATGAAGAAAGCCCAGATTGATAAAGGAGTCTTAATGAGGGGCTTTCCTTCTAAAGAAGATTTAAAACTCTTGCTTAAGGTTGATCGTGATGCATATAATAAGATTTGCAATTTAAATGTATGGGAGGAAAATTGGTATATGCGTAATGGTGCTGATATGATGAA